ACCTGCTGTATCATTATCCATATATACAAATACGTATTCAAATCTTTTCTTGAGATTATTAATTACTTTAGATACTTGATCTTTTGTAGATATATTCTCAGAAGAAAAAGATATAGCATTATATCCTAGAGTTTTTAACACCATCACATCCTTAGCTGATGAAGTAATAAATACTATCTTTGACTTAGTAGGTAATTGATAATACCCAAATACGTCATTAATAGTAGCATTACCACCCCACTTATCATCATTCTTAGTTAGTGGACGATAGAACTTAAAGTTACCACTAGGAAATGTGTATGCAAATATTGGATTAGTAGTTGTAGATCTCTTAGATACTGTCTCATTAATATATAGAGTCTTCACACACTTTACTTTGTATAACTTAATTACATCCATAGATATTTTAAAATCCATAAAATAATCAAAGTTATACAGCTCAGTAAAGGTGTAGAATATTTTCTCTTTCTTTATATCAACTTTATCTATATTAAACTTATTTTTCTCATGGTTTATCCTTAGTAGTGCTTGATAATAATTTATCTTAAACTTTCTCTTTACTATCTCAAACACATCAAAGTGTTCATTAGTTGCAAAATCATGAAGATAAAGTATTCCTGCTTGAGAATGATAGAACCCACATGTAGGCTTATTATCTTCTCTAAAAGGGGAGAGGATCAATTTCCTCGATATCTTCGTCTTCAAATAATATTGCATTATTTGTTCTTGATTCTGTAATATCCAGTTCTTCGTATCCTTCATCTAATTTTCCTAAAAATTCTTCCTCATTAAGTATACTAAACTCTAATACTTCTATATTATTTGTGCCTTCAAATTCTTTTAGATCCTCTATCACATCCTCTTTAGTGAGCTGTTTAGAATCTCTCATGATGTACGATTCTATTGGCAATTCAAAGTCCTCTGTTATTATCTTGTACTTTACAAAGTATGTCATAACACCTTATTTTTATTTTGTGTATTAGTTTTTCTAATCCTTGTGATTCTAGCATTACTTCTAGCTCAAACTTATTTATTAAACCTTCTGATAAATCTTTAGCATACATATCTATCATGTTATTATATCCGTCATAGCTGCTGAGTAGTTTAGCTAGCTTAGTAACTTGAGTAGTTGGAATTAACACACCATTTACAACATAGCTTTCAAAGCTTTTTAATGCGCTTACTCCTACCACACTTCTAACTATTTTAAATCTCCTAGTTCTATACTTTATAAATGTTTTATAATTCTTTTCTAATAACTTGTACAAGTTAAAGATATTTTGTTGAACCATTTTTAGATGATAAAAAAGGGGATATGAAAATCATATCCCCCACTATATTATAGCAAATCATCATCCTTAACGTTCCTAGATTTAGGAGTTATGGAATTCTTGATTTCGTAATCAGAATACTTTAGAGTTGGTTCCATTCCTTCTTTATATTCTTCCATGTATCCATAGCGGGGAAATACGGAATACATACCGTCCTTGTCATATATTAGCTTGATATTGACATACTTGTGCGTTTTATTCCGCTCATTATCCATGATCCGCTTATTGATAAACTTAGCAAGTGCTTTGATATATTCCTCATATGATTCATACTTTCTTTTCTTGATATCTTCTTGCTCTTCTTCAGTTGCTAATACCTTTAACGCTTTATTAAGCGGTCCTAGATTCTCTTTGATTTTCCGGTCAATAGTTTGTTCGGGAGTCTCTGTTACCTGTTCACCATCTACATTTACGGTGAGAGGATACTTATCATTAGGCTCCCATTTACGGATATTATGCTTTAGACCTTCTTTGTCAAAGTTAATATCGAAGTATGAATCTGCTACCTCAACACTAGTGATCTTCACTTTAGAGTGAATACCTACTGGTATCTTGGTCATTGTCATTTCTTTTTCTTCAAATAGTGTTGGATCAAAATTCTTGTTCATCATAATTAGTTATTTAAAAATTCTTCAATCTTATCGTTAATAAATTTATTATCATTTGGTATATTCAATACATCCTCACCAAAGATTTGTGGAGGACATTTAGCTGATAAATTCTCACCTGCTAAGGTAAAGAAATAATCAAATCTTTTTCTATCTTCATTCCATTTTTTATCACTATACATTACTATGGTGTAGTGACGTTCAACTAACCCTTCATTTTCACGACCCTGTACCTTCAATCTTTTCTCAGCATTACCCTCAATATTAAGGATCTCGTAATGGCCTGTGACGAATACAGTTTTGTCGATCCTATTTAGGATAGTATGAAATTTAGCGATCTCTTCATTATAGTAATTCCACACATCAAAACCTTTCCTAGTTGCTCTAGCCTCCTTCAATACACTCTCCATATAAGCAGAGAAAGAATCAAATACTATAATATCTATATCCGGATTCTTAGCTGCTTCTATTAAGGCTTTTAATGCTTCTGCATAATCCTTTGGAATAGAGTGTACTTTAAAGTTATCTTTGAATGGAAGAGGTTTGTTCTCTACATTGATATATGCTGTGTTCTTACCTAAGTTAAGATTTGACCATGTCTTTCCTGAGCCTGATGCTCCTACTTGCAAAATTTTATACTTCATTTTTATTTAATAATTAAATACAAAAACACTGTTAGTTTTAAAACAAATTCTATATAATCAAACATACCTTAAAGAGATGTTTCATTCATACTTGAAAATTCCAAATTATCCACGAACGGTATAATCTTATTATTACTACCAAATCTATCCTTAATTACGTGCAGATATATTAAAGGTCTGGCATCTTTAAATATTGGTAGTCCGTTTCTAAATCCCTTTTTTGGAGGACCATATGTTTCTGATATGCCTTCCAGAAGTAGAATAGGTTTGTGGGCAATAATAACATAATCAGAACTAAAGTAAACAGACGACGCACCGAACAAATCTGTCTTATTCGGGTAGTGGAATTTTTGATTAGATAATCTTTCTATAGATTCTATATTCCTGTTTAATTGAGAGATGACTATGAACATGACCTTATAACCCATAGAATCTATTTCTTTTTTAGTTTCTATAAGCATTTGGTATAATGAATCAATTGTTTCCTTCTCATCATTACCTTTAACAAGCAACGTATGATCAATAGAAACTACTATATTCTTCTCTTTACTTTTCACGAAATCTAGTATGGTAGATTTAATCTGATCCACGGTTCCGTGATTGTCTACTATAGAGATTGGGTATTCTCCTATCTCATCTAGCAAGTAGCTTATTTCATCTACACTTTTATCATCTAGTTTAGAAGTTGCTGAATATATCTCTTTTACTGATTTGGAAATCTTAGATGATATATCTCTTGCAATCTCATCAATACCCATCATCTCAAACTGAAATGTCAGTACTTCAAATTCATCATCATTATTCTCAATCATCTCACGTATCCATTGACGTACTAAAGTAGATTTACCACTGCCTGATAATCCAGCTACGGTTATAATCCTATTCCAGTCAAAACCATTCATGAAACAAGAGTTTACTTTTTCAGATTTAACTCTTAGAGATTTTTGCTTTGAGTTCTTTCTATCAATAATATATTCCTTTGTAATCTTTGCTACATTATTTATACTCTTAATTTCTAAACTAGAGAACTTCTGCTCTGTTCTCCTCATAATCTTCGTCAGATTCTATCATGTCAAGATAGCATTTATCTTTTAACCAGTTATAACTGCTTTTCATATATTTTAGTTTGTTTTCATAGGCTGAGTTCTTTCTAAACTCTACTTCTTTAGTTAGAGCACTAAGTAATTTATCGTGGGTTATTTCTTTGAGGGCTTCTACGTAATATGTTTTAGTTAGTACTTTCTTATTTCTTAGTATCCTAGTAGAAGGGAATCTGCTCCATCCATCATCTACTGGAAACGCTTTCCAGAATTTTTCAAATTCTTCTATCTTTTCGGTAGGAGGATTGGTAGGTTCTGTAGTTCCTGATATGATGTCAAATAAAACTGTTTCACCTTGATAGGTAAGCTTATCATTATCGTCTACTAAACCCAATGT